AATAGTTTGAATGACTATTATTCAAAACCAAAAAACGTACAAGCCGTTTCAAGTGATGGAATGGAAAGACAAGAATGTGATAGCCAAACCGGAGAATGTTATATTATTAGAGCAAAAGACGGTATTGTAGAAAGAATAAATAAAAAAGTCATTACCGAAGACGGTAGACAATTATTACAAGATTAATATCATGAACCAAATAGAAAAGAAATTATTAGAAGAAGTTGCAAGATTTAGAGAGATTAACAAGTATGCCAAAAATCTACTAAACGAACAAGACGCAACAATGGATGCTGGATTACCACCGGCAGATATGGGAGCACCTGTAGATGCGGGAGCACCACCGGCAGATATGGGAGCACCTGTAGATGCGGGAGCACCACCGGCAGATATGGGAGCACCTGTAGAAGATAATACCGAAGAAATTGACATCACGGATTTAGTTAACATGACTAAATCAATTAAGAAAGATGTCGATGATAGTAAATCTGAAAATTTAGGAGTATCCGAAAAAATGGATAGTGTGTTTACTAAATTAACAGATTTAGAACAAAAATTATCTCAAATGGATTCTGTTATTGATAGAATTGACCAACTTGGAACAAAAATTGATTTAATGAAAGAAAAAACACCAGAAGAAAAACTTGAATTACGTTCTTTGGATTCATACCCATTTAATCAAAATCCACAAGAGTTTTTTAACCAAAAACAAGGTGAGATGAGAATATCGGGTAAAAACGATTATGTTTTAACAAAACAAGATGTTGATGATTATTCAAAAGATATAATAAAAAACAGTTTTAACCCTGAACAACAAGAAGATGAATTTAAATTCTAAAGTAAACCTATTATTAGGTATTCACGCTCAATTGAAGATATTTCATTGGCAGACAAAAGGATATTCAAGACATAAGGCTTTTGCTAAAACTAGAGATGAATTGGAAGATTTAATGGATTCATTTGTTGAGCAATCAATGGGTAAATACGGTAGGTTCTCATTAGATGAAGAAACCAAAACCATTGAACTATTTAACTTATCTGAATTGAAACCTCTTGAAATGGTTGAAACTATATGTCAATCTTTTATTGGTTTTACGGAAGAGTTAGACCCCGTTGATACAAATTTATTAAACATTCGAGATGAAATGTTAGGTTTATTCCAAAAATTAAAGTATCTTTTAACATTAGAGTAAGACACCAACCAAAACACATGGTATTATTTAACCTCTAAAATACAGGTTAATAAAAAATATTTGAAAAAAAATGAAGTCAGGTTTTGTAATCTGACTTTTTTTGTTTATACTTTACATAGATATATTTCTAAACAATTAAATTTAAAAAAAAATGAGTACATTCGAATCAGTACTGGCACAGTACGAGAAAAACAAACAAGTCGCAGGCGGCAACAGTAACAAGGTATCCCAAGAGGATAGAATGAAAAAGTATTTTACTACACTATTACCGAAGGGTTCTAGAAGTGGTGAAAAAAGAATTAGGATTCTACCAACAACAGACGGTAGTTCTCCATTTAAAGAGGTTTACTACCACGAATTACAAGTGGACGGTCAATGGGTAAAACTTTACGACCCGAAACAAGAAGGTAAACGTTCTCCACTAAACGAAGTTTATGAAGGTTTAATGATGACAGGAGTTGAGGCTGACAAGGTTTTGGCTCGTCAATACAGAGCTCGTAAATTTTATATTGTCAAAGTTATTGACAGAGAAAACGAACAGGACGGTGTTAAGTTCTGGCGTTTTAAACACAATAGTAAGGGTGAAGGTATTTTAGATAAAATCTTCCCATTGTTCAAAAATAAAGGTGATATCACCGATACTCAAAAAGGTCGTGATTTAATCATCACCCTTGGTTTAACCAAAGCGGGTAACGGTAAAGAATACACCGCAATTACATCAATTATTCCTGAAGATATTACTCCATTATCAAACGATAATGATACTGTAAATTCATGGATTAATGATGAGTTAACATGGGCTGATGTTTATTCTAAAAAACCAGAAGAATATCTTGAAATGATTGCTAAAGGTGAAGTTCCAAAATGGGATGTTGAAACTAAGAAATATGTTTCAAACCTATCAGAAGAAACAACTTTAATGTCACCATCCACTTCAAAATCTGAACCAATTGTTGATGTCGACCCACAGGACGATGCTGACGTAGATGACGATTTACCGTTCTAATTTATTTTAATTGAGCTTGGACACTTACATGGACAAAGTGTCCAAGCTCTTATTTTTTATTCACAAAATTACATACAACATAGACAATGGCAAAAATAGCAAAAAAGGAGTTTAACTTTAAAGAGAAGTTCTCCACGAAAACAAAATATAAAGAAACTAACTTTTATTTTGCTGGTGACGCATTTTTAAACGCATGTGGATTACCAGGTCCTGTTATGGGTGGTATTAATATGTTCTTAGGACATAGTAATTCATCTAAAACAACCGCAATGATTTTAGCAGCGGCAGATGCACAAAAAAGAGGTGATTTACCTGTTTTTATTATCACAGAAAAAAAATGGAGTTGGGAACACGCAGTTGAATTAGGATTAAAGGCAACCAAAAATTCAGATGGTGAATGGGAGGGTGATTTTATCTTCAATGATAGTTTCGACTATATTGAACAAGCAACGGATTTTATTAATGATATTTTAGATGCGCAGGAAAAAGGTGAAATTCCACACTCAATTTTATTTTGTTGGGATTCAGTTGGTTCAGTACCATGTAAAATGACATTTGAAGGTAAAGGTGGTAAAATGCATAATGCATCCACATTATCTGACAAAATTGGAATGGGAATCCACTCAAGGATTTCAAAATCTAAAAAAGAAGATTACCCATATTACAACACAATGATTGTAATCAACCAACCATGGGTAGATTTACCGGATAATCCATTTGGACAACCCGAAATCAAAGCAAAAGGTGGTGAAGCATTATGGTTAGCATCTTCATTGGTATTCTTATTTGGAAACCAAAAGAAGGCTGGTATTAATCATATTACCGCAACTAAAGGAGGAAGAACAGTATCATACGCAATCAGAACCAAAATTTCTATTTTGAAAAACCACGTAAATGGAATTCAATTTAAAGATGGTAAAATCATTGCAGTCCCTCAAGGATATATTGATGATACAAAAGAAGCTTTAGAAGACTACAAAAAACAATATTCACAATATTGGAACGCAATTCTTTCAGGAACGGGTGAAATCGTTTTAGAAGAAGAAACAGAAGATTCAATTGGTGAGTAATTTTTCAACCTATAAACAAAAAAAATTAAATGTCCGTACTACTTGTTGATGGTGACAACTTATTAACTATCGGGTTTTTTGGATTAAAAAACCACTTCTATAAGGGTAACCATATAGGGGCTCAGTATCACTTCATCAACACACTAAGAAGATTAATTGACATTCATCGGTTAGATAAAGTCGTTGTCTTTTGGGACGGAGAACAAGGTTCCGCTTCTAGGAAAAAATTCTACCATCATTATAAAGAAAATAGGAAAAGTAGAATTAGAACCGAAGAAGAAATGGGTTCATATAGTAATCAAAGAAATAGGGTTAAACAATATCTTGAAGAATTATTTGTTAGACAAGGTGAATATGAATTTTGTGAAACAGACGACTGTATTGCATATTATTCACAAAAGTCAAATGAGGAAATTTTAATTTATTCATCGGATGGTGATTTAACCCAACTTGTTTCAGAAAGAACTCAATTATTTAATCCTTCACATAATAGAATATATCAATTAAATGATATGTTTGTTTATGACCATGAGGAGATTCTAATACAAAATATTAAATTGGTTAAAATGATGTGTGGTGACCCGTCAGATAATATTGCGGGTATAAAAAATTTGGGTGTTAGGAGATTAATAACATTAGTTCCTGAAATCAAAACCCAACCATTAACACTTGAAAATCTGATAGAAAAATTCAACACTCTATTTGAACAAGACCAACATAACAATTTAATAAAGAATCTAATTACAGGGGTAACAAAACACGGAGTATTAGGTGAGGAGTTTTATAACGTAAATAAACGTATTGTAAGTCTTGACGAACCTTTCCTAACCGAAGAGTCGATAACCTCAATAAAGTCCCTCATGAACGATATAATGGACCCGGAAGGTCGTTCATATAAGAACACAATGAAGATGATGATGGAAGATGGAATATTTCTTCTTCTACCAAAATCCGATGACGCATGGATTAACTTTCTAAATCCATTTTTAAGACTAACCAGAAAAGAAAAAAATAAAAAATTAATCAAAATAAAAGACAATGACTAATCAAGACGCAATCAAATTCGAATTTCTATTAACTTTAGGTAAAAACATCGTTTGCCAAAGATTTTTTAACGTGAGAGAACATAACCCACAAGCCAGACGCTCGATGGACTTACATGAATATTTAAAAGATATTTGTGAAGAAATCTCACATGATTTGAAATCAAAAACTTTGGATTATATGAACGAAAATCAAGATTATTTTTACGGTTTGAAGGATGTGGAACCTGCGGAAAATGATGAAAAAGAATATTTTTTACTAGTATTAAAACTAGGAGAGGATGTATTTATTCAAAGAATGTTCCCTTCTAATATCTTTCACCCAAAAGTAAGATATACGGTGGACATTCGCCCAAGCCTGAAGAGATATCTATCAGATTTAACTGCTATTTTATCTGCTGAGGAATTGGAAACAACTTATTTAAATTACCAACTATAAAAAAAAGACAACATGACAGAAAAGAACTTTGGATTCCTCGGAGCATCATTCCAGCAAGCCTTAATTAAATCAATTATTGAAGACAAAAAATATGGCGAGCAAATTATTGATGTAATCGATAGCAAGTACTTTGATAACAATTCCTTTAGATTTATTATTCAGAACATTAAGGAGCATTTTATCAAATATAGTAAAATACCTAATTATGATACATTATCTCAACAAATTGTATTGGAGTTAAAATCGCAAGAAAACGCAAGAATACATTTGGATACCATATCAGGTATTAAGGACAACACACAAGATTCGTCTCTCGTAAAGGATGAGGCTTTAAATTTTTGTAAACAACAAAATTTAAAAAAGGAGTTAAAAAGGGTAAATCAGATTATTGACAACGGCTCATTTCAGGAATATAGTAACATTGAAGGTATTATTCAGAAAGCAATGCAAGTTGGATTACCACCCGAAGAATCTATGGATGTATTTCATAATATTGATGAGGTATTAGAGAAGGATAATAGACACCCAATACCAACCGGAATTGATGGATTGGATGGTATGTTAAAAGGAGGATTAGGAAGAGGTGAGTTAGGTGTTGTTTTAGCACCAACAGGTACAGGTAAAACAACATTACTTACACTTTTTTCAAATACCGCATATAACTACGATTTCAATGTGGTTCAAATATTTTTTGAAGACAATCCATCAAACATTAAAAGGAAACATTATACAATTTGGACGGGTATTGAACCAGATGAACAACCAAACAACAAAGATGAAGTAAAGCAAAAAGTTGAAGAGGTTAGGTCTAGATGTTCCGGTTCTTTGAGTATTGTAAAATTACCAAGTGATTCTGTTACTATTTCTGAAATCAAAACAAGAATTAGAAAACACATTTCTGACGGTAAAAAGATTGACCTTTTAGTTATTGACTATGTTGATTGTATAACACCTGAAAGGTCAGTAAATGGTGATGAATGGAAAGGTGAGGGTTCTATTATGAGAAGTCTTGAATCGATGACAAGTGAGTTTGATATCGCCATATGGACGGCAACTCAAGGTAACAGGGATTCGATATCATCGGAAGTTGTTACTACTGACCAAATGGGCGGTTCAATTAAGAAGGCTCAAATTGGTCACGTTGTTTTATCGGTTGGTAAAACTTTAGAAC